AGGCTCCGGAAAGGCCGCTGACGAGTTGCTCGATGATGCCGGCCTTGCTCAACGAGCCGTTGGCGCCGGTCGCAAGCGTGTTGATTGTCGCGCCGATCTGTGGGACTTCGACCAACTTCGCTGCGGGCCAACCGCCAGCAGTCAAGCCGTCGCCGACGCAGATGCGGTTGTTGGTCGTGTCGACGACGCATTCCGCCGCGGCCGGCGTGAAGGCGGAGATCTGCGTCGCCGTGCCGGCGCGGAGTTGAAGCTGTTCGCTCAAGGCGTTGTCCCGAGGTTGATCGTTTGCGTCACGGCGCCCGTGACGGAACCGAAATTGTCAAACACCGTCGCGGGCGTCGCCGTTACGGAGCCGAGATTGACGGGGAAGCCGGAAAGCAACTGTTGCGCGATCGGGTCCGTCACGCCGGACCCGCTCGGCGTGTAAGTGTAGACCGAGCAGCTCGACAAATCCTCGACGCCGGCGCCGAAGATGTTGAAGCTCTGGAATTTGAGGTACAGTGTGACGCCGATGTAGTTCGCGGGCAGGTCATAGGCGGCCACGGTTTGGCCGACCACGATGCGATAGAAGCCGGCGCCCGACGCATGCGAAGCGCCCGTCGTGCCATATAGGCCTCGCGCCAGGTCAGTCAGATTGTAGGCAGTCGTGCCGGTCAGCGTCGCGTTTTCGTACGCGAACAACTCGCCGTCGACCAGCGACAGCGTCCCGCCCTGTTGGGCATAGGCTATAGAGGTTCCGTCGAGGTCGCCGTCGCTCTCGGTCAGGTTGACGGCGCACGTATCCGTCGTGTCCCAACCCGAGGCCGCAGCCAGGCCCGCGGTCAGCACGCCCTGCACGATCGGCTGCGTCAGCGTCGCGACCTGCTCATAGGTCACGTCGTCGATCGAAAGCCAGACGTAGGCGCCGCCCCAATTGGGATCGGCGACGCCGGCCGAGCCGCCCGATGCGCCGACCCAGACCACCGGGGTCCCGCCCGAGGCGGCCGTCGGTGGTTCGTAGATCAGCGGCGGCACGGTGACCGGATAGACGCCGATATTCTGGTTCGGCACGAAAGCCGGCGAGAGCCCGGACGATGGATAATAGACCGGGGTCGATACCCCCACCGTCAGCTCCTCGGCGGTGATCGTGAGCAGCCCTTTGTCGTCCTCCTCGATCGTATCGATGCGGACGGGATAATTGGTCAACCCGAGGTTGGCGTCGGTGATCTCGACGATGTCCATAGGGTCGAGCAGTCCGTATTCCCAGCTCAGTTTGAAGGTGAAATGGGCGCGGACGTAGAGCTGGCGCTGCAGGATCGTCTGCACGACGATCGGCGCGATCACGACCTCGTCGCAAATCTCGTGCGCCTGGATGGTCGAACCGACCCGCGGGCCGTAGAGCTCGATCTGTGACTGGTCGCGCGCCTCGATCGGCACGCCGGCATACTGGTTGTCTCTGCTGAGGCATTCGATGCGCTGGATGGTCGCGAGGCTGAACGGGTCGACGCGGCTGACCTGGACCGGGTCCTTGTTGCCCTTTTCGTCGACGAAATCCAGGTCGGTCAGGCTATAGACCGGCGTCAGGTCGGGAACGTAAGTCGATGGATTGGAATAGGTGAAGGTGATGTTGACGACCTGGCCGATGTCGTTGCCGTCGCCCGCGGCGTAGAAAACATAAGTTCCGAGCGGATCGATGCCGTAGGTTCCGACCCCGGTCGGGCTCAGCCCGGCATACGTCAGCGCCTCGCCGGTGAAGGCGTATGTCACGGCTCCACGGTGGACCCAGGCGCTCGGGCTCGAGAGCTTCACGGTCGGAAACGGCGTTGGCGGCGTCGGCGCCGGAACCGGCGACGGCACCGTGACCTGCACCGTCGTCGTGATGTCGCCGGAGGCGATCGTCTGATCGCCATAAGGGATGAATTTGAGCTCGCCCCCGCTCCAGACCGCGGCGCAGTTGAGCAGTTGCAGCCAGCGGGTCAGGATCGACGAGGCTTGCTCGGCCGTCTCGAGCACCGGGCTGATGCCGATGCCTTGCGCCCGGCAATAGGTCTGCAAGCTGGCGTCGCCGCCGGAGCCGAACAGCGTCGAAGCATTGATCGAGGCAGGATCGAAGCCGACGCCATAGGTGGGATTGGTGAGGAAATCGTCGATCACCTGCGCTGGATCGGCGTCGATCCCGTTGACCGCAGTGCCCGCGAGGACGCCCTGCACCTCGACCGTAGTGTTGCCGAGCTGGGCGTTAGAACCGAGATAGGCGCTGACGATGCCGAAGTAGGCGGTTGCCTGATAGGAGATCGCCTGCGTTGGATAGTTGTCCTCGAGATAGGGCCAAGTCGTTTGAGGCTGCGTGCCGTCGAACAGCGACCAGGTCGGAGACCCATATCCCCCCGTCTCGCCGAGGGTGTATTGCGCGTTATTCTGCCAGATCGCGCCGACGCCGGCGATCGGGCCTTCGCAGAGCGCGAGAATCATGTCGGCGCCGTAGAAGTAGCTCTGTCCCGACCCGCTGCCGAGAAAGCCCTTGCCGCTACTGCCGGTCTCGTGCAGTTGAAGATTGGCGTACCAAATAATGTTGACGCCGACCTTGGCGGTGCCCCAGACGATCCGCACCGGCAAGATGCTGGTGGCGGTGTTGAGCTGCAGCGTCGTATAGTTCGGCGATATCGCTTTTTGCGCGGCGAACCAGCCCATCGCTCAGACTTTCGGTTCGAAATAGCTGGCGTAGATCGCGCTGGAAAGCCGCGCCGCCATCGCCGCGATGCGGTCGACCTGATCCTCGACGACGCGCCCGGCCGGCTTATAGGCATGCACGATCGTCAGCGGCTTCGCGATCGTGACGATCCCGCCGTGGGAATAGGTGCGCCCGACCTTGAACAGCACGAGGTCGCCGGGGCCGACATCGGCGGCGGCGATCCGGATCGCGCGAGGAAAGACCTGTTTCAAGTATTCCTCTTCGTTGCGGTGCAGCATCCATGTCGGGCTATAGGGCCGCGGGTCGAAAGGCGGAACCAGTTTCAGGTCGACGAAGACGCGCACGATCAGCATCGAACAGTCGACGCCGACATGCTTGATGTCGCCGGCGTGACGGTACCTCGTGCCGCGCCACGAACGCGCCTCGGCGACGATGGCGGCGCGGGTGGCTGGTTCGTCAGGCGTCATAGGCGTGCAATCGTCAGCCATCGGGGCGCTCGGCGCCATGGCGCCCGGAACCGAACTTCAAGGCGCCCCACGATGACGCCGAGAAAACCAAACCGTCCCTGCTCCCGTTTCGTCGCGCCATAACCGCTCCTGACCGTATAGAGCGCGAAACCTTTGGAAGCCGGGAGCCAAACGAATTGCAGCATGATAGCCTTCTCAAAACGCCAATTGCGGCGGCGGCACGAACGGGAAGCCCCGGAAGTTGCTAAGATTATTGAAGGTCGACTGACACGTCGCGCGGGTATGGTCGCAGCCGGCGGAGACCGTGAAGCCGTCGCCGGCGGCGGGGGTGTCGGGCAGCGGATATACGAGGGTCAGCGAAACCCCCGGGACGGCGCTCTTGACCGTCGCCGTGACGTTGGCGTTGTCGCCCGAGGTCATGACGATCTTGCCTTGGGCATGGATCGCGGCGGCCAGGGTGGTGTTGAGCACGGCCGAGGACGAGCCCGAACTGAGGACGCCGCTCACCGAATAGGTCCCCTGGATCACGCCGCAGCCGGCGCTGTAGAGTGTCCATAAGCAGGTCGGCGAATAGAGGTTCCGCGGCATGTCGAAGTCGAGCACGATCAGGTCGGACGCGATCGTCAGTTGCGCCGAGGTGCGCCCGCACGTATCGACTGTTGAGACCCGGCCGTGAAACAGCGTCACGCCGCCGACGACGCTCGAGCCGAGCGCGCCGCTGAAAAACACGCGGTCGCGCTGCACCGTCGCGCCGTCGAACGCGCCTTCGCGGATCGTGTTGAGCGCCGGGTTGCCGTTGATGAGATCGGTCGGACGCGCCGCTATCGTGATCTGCTGCTTGTCGACCTCGAGCCCGACCGAGGCTTTGTATTTGAGGCCCTGGACGAGCGGGCCCGACGCCGAAAACACCGCGCCGTTGTACGTCACCGGCTGATCGACGTTGGTGTAGGTAAGGATCACCCCCGTCGCGAGCGTGAAGGTGAAGCAATCGGCGAAAGCGATCGGCGCGTCGGGGTTCAGCCGAGCGGCGTTCAGGAAGTTTATCAACGCGGTCGTGGCAGTCTTCACGACGAAATCCCTTGTTTCGTCACGACGTCCTCACCGATTTGAACTTCAGGCTTTCGAGTTTCCAGAGATCCGCCATGAACTGCTCGAAATCGAGATCGTCGTCGTCGAACCGGCAGACGAACGCGAAGGTGAAGGTCGCGGCTATCGCGACGCCGGCGCCGGGCGGGCTAGCGAAAACCAGGCTGTTCGGCGTCGTCAGCGACCAGCCCGAGACTTGGTTGACGCCGTTGAGATAGACGTTCGCAACGTCTGTGACCCATCCGACAGGCTCCGCAAAGTCGACGATCCAACGGACGAAGGTGAAAGCTCGCGTCGACCCGTCGCCGTGCGCCATCGGAAGCGCGGTCTGCAAGTTGTCGGTCGGATCGGTATAGAGGAACGTCCCGAACTGCCCCTGCAATTGCAGGAAGAGGCCCATCAGGCTTTGCAGCGAGGATGCGCCGAGGTTGGCGTAATTCGGAGGCGGCGACGCGAGATCGATCAGCCCACCGAACGTGACCTCGAATTCCCAGATCGGATATTCATAGTTCGCGTAGCGAACCTCGCGGCCCGAGACATGCGAAGCGACGATCGTGGACCATGTCGGTTTCTTGTGGACCGACCAGCCCTGGCCGGCGAGGGTTGGGAAACTCGGGG